TTGTAAGATAAATCCACAAGATACTTTGGGTATCTCACTGCCATTCCGAACCACTTCTTCATGACAACCTTTGTCAAAGGCACTTGAGCAACACTATTCATCTTGGGCACTCGAATCTTCAGTAGATACTTTCTCAATCTCTGGTGACTTGGAAGAGTTGATCTTTTCTCCAACTCATTAAGTAGTCTGTCATATAGCAGTTTCTGAGGAAATATGTCTTTAGACAATTCTACTTCGTCTGACAGGGAAGCTTTGTAGTTTTCTATTATCGCTGGAAGACTCATCTTATAAGTGTTGGTCCCAGTTCTTAAAGTTATAGATGGCTTTGATATCATGTAGGCTGCTAGACTGTGTTGCTTTGAGGATGATGAAAATGAGAATGCTTTTGCAACACTTTGGTTTCTAGCTTTCAGATGTATCTTCATGACACACTCTTCTCTATTCTCAGCTTGTCTAAACAACAAATCCTCTTGACCTTGAAGTCTCTGCTCGATATCCTCGTTGCTCATTATTCCATTCTCTGATAAGAACTTTTTGTAATTGAATCCAAATCCTATAGGTATTGTCGTGTGATAATCGAAAGTGATACCAGATATATTATCTGCACATATGTTTCTCCTGGACAAAAATTCACTCCTCCTGCATTCTTCGAATTCAACACAATTCACGTATCTTGTTAGCTGAAAGCCTAGACTAGTTCCAATTATGTGGTGACTAAGTAGATAAAACCAAACCATTGGAGATTTGAGTTCCATTAGTCCTTCTACAACTCTACTCCATACCATTCGATTGGTTGTCCACATTCCAATGCTGTCATAATGATTTAGCATGCATCCTATCTCAGCTATCTGAGCTGTTGTTCTTCTGCACCCATTTGAAACAAGATCATTTATTAGATTATGGTCAATAGTTTGTCTTTCTGTGGACGATGTAGATATTTTCAACATCTGAGATGAGAATGCCCACTTGATTTTTGGAGTCATTACTGTATTGACCACAGTCCACATAGAGTTAAATTCCTCAACACCACACATAACCATCAGAGTGCTTTTCTCATAGGATAATTTTGCTCCAAATAAAGGATAAGATGCTTCTAAGACAGCGGAAGTGTTCAAGAGGAATATTTTTATCAACATCTGCTCTTTTGCTGTGACAGTGTTGGGATCATATATAACGGTGGTCATTCTAGATGAGTCATCAGATGAGACTTTTGTAGAAGTGACAACCTTACAATCCATGGGAAGATTAGATTTAGCCATAGAATCAATAACCTCTGTTATTAGCATCATATGTCCTGAATGCACTAGACTGGAAGTGTAGTGCAAAATTCCTTGCATGAAATTTGATCTGTTGTGCATTAAGACTGAGTTCTTCCCTAATAAATCAGAGTGATCAGAGATCCCTAAAAACTGTTCTTTCAACTCATTTATGTACGAGTCTTCTCTACTCCTCACTCTAGGATTTTTCCTGAATAGAGCTAAGAGATTCATTGGAAGTTCTAACCTCTTGTCAGTCATCAGATTGAAAACAGAATTTAAAACTTTGAGCAGAGGATCATCAGAGTCTAGCAATTGGCTATAAACAGATGAGAATACTGGCATTATAAATTTCTGAGCCCATGTAGTTGCATCTGCTGAATCAGAGACTGTTATAGTTTCTTCATCGGTTCTTTTCTTCTGTCTGACTTTTCTATAGTGAGCAATCGTTGACCCAGTTTTCTCTATACCTTTTGTCAGATACTCATTGTCACATAATTCGCACAACGTTCTGCTAACTTTTTCTAAAAAGTGAACTACGATTCTGGATAACATGGTCAACACAAATATCTCCCTTACTCCAGTCAACTGTTGCTTCTTGAATAAGTTTGCTACTATTCCTCCTCTTTCTATCAACATTGTCATTAATTTGTTGATTCTCAAGAATGGGCAAGATATGTCCTCATCAAGGTCCTTGAGCATTTTGAGCACTTCAGCTAGAGCTTTATTTCTTTTTGGTTGAATGTAGTTATCATAGTCTAGATCGTCATCATAAGAGAATTCATCGTCATTTGCAGAAGCTTTGAATGTTGCTAAGTCTACAAAGTTTACGCTCTTTAGCTTATCTATGATAGCCTCTCTAACTTTTTCAATTGACAAGCCCTTTGACAAGAAGTGCTTTCTCAAAACTTTTCCTATCATGAGAC